CAACTTATGCTGTTAAACAGGCTAGAAACATGGTTGCTAAGGGTTTAAACTGTTCTGTGTTAGTGACACAGGATGACCCAAAAGAATATTCATTAAAGGAAATCAATTTATACCTTGACAGTAAACTATAAATATGTTATAATATATCTATGTATATTTATTTTAATAAAGGAAATAAAATGATATCTAGAAAAGAATATTTAAAACAATACTATGAACTTAATAAAGAAAAGATGAATAAAAGAGCAAGTCTTTGGAATAGTAATAATAAAGAAAAACATAAGTCTTTTGTTAGAAACTGGAATTTAAATAATACAGAAAAAGTATTGCTAAATAGTGTTAAATCTAGAGCAATAAGATTTAATTTAGAAATTAATATAGATGAATCTGATATATTAATACCAGAAGTTTGTCCCATTTTTAATATTAAAATGATAAGAGAACTTGGTAAAGGAAGGCTACCTTTTAACCCATCTATTGATAGAATAGATTCTAGTAAAGGATACATAAAAGGAAACATATGGGTAATATCAGACTTAGCAAATAGAATGAAGCAAGATGCTACTAACGAAGAACTTATAGCCTTTGCAAAAGGAGTACTAAAGTATTATGGTAGAGAAGAGAATAATTAAATTATTTTTAGAAGACAAAAGTTTATTCAGTAAATATTATAGATATGTAAATGCATCCTATATTAAGATTAATTATAATAATATATATAAAATATTTAATAGTATTAATAACTATTATATTAAATATATAGATTATAATAATATTAATATTAATGATCTAGATGTATTTTATAATACAGAATATTTATTAAAAGATCAAGAAAGAAAGGAACTTAAACTACTCTTAGATGATATAAATGGTCAAGACATTACTAATAAAGATGGACTCATCAGTCTCTTAGATGAGCACCGTCACCGAGCCATTGCTGGTGAGGTAGCATTACTATCCCTAGATGTCGAGGCTGGTAAGAAACCAGTCCACGATTTACTAGAATTGTTTAACAAGTTTGAACATCAAGAGATAGAGTTAGATGAACCTAAGCCTATCGTGATGAACTTAGGAGATTTATATGAGTCCCAAGTGGCAACACCTGGTCTACGTTGGCGTGTTAACTGGCTTAATCAAGCTCTTGGATCCCTTAGAAAGGGTGACTTTGGCTTTATATTTGCGAGACCTGAGACAGGCAAGACAACATTCCTTGCCAGTGAGATTACTCATATGGTTGGTCAGACTGAGGGGGAAGTACTATGGTTTAATAATGAAGAGCAAGGTACGAAGGTTGCAATTCGATGCTATCAAGCAGCCTTAGGACTGACTACGGACTACCTATTCCGTGACATGGAACGACGACAGCGACAGTATGAGGAAGCAACAGGTAATCGTATTAAGATTCTGGACTTTGAGGATTCAAATAGTAAGTCAAGGATTGAAAACATTCTTAAGAATAGTAACCCAGCATTGATTATCTTTGATCAGATTGATAAGATTAAGGGGTTTAAAGCGGAGCGTAATGACTTAGAACTCAAGGCTATCTATCAATGGGCTCGTGAGATTGCCAAGACCTACGCACCAGTCATTGCTGTTAGTCAAGCTAGTGGCGAAGCTGAAGGCAAACTGTTCTTAACGATGGATATGGTTGATGGTTCTAAGACTGCAAAGCAGGGTGAAGCCGATTGGATTCTTGGTATCGGTAAGGAGCAGGACAACACTAGCCGTACTAGGTACTTTAACATTGTCAAGAACAAATTGATTGGTGACTCTGATACTATGCCTGACTTAAGGCATGGGTCTACCCAAGTATTAATCAAGCCAGAGGTTGCAAGATATGAAAGTATATGATATAATATACTATGTACAATGTTATTACCAAGCCTTTGGACTTGGTGTAGTGTCAGTGCTTTTAATACAGCACTTAATGAGGAAACTAAATGAAAAGGATGGTACTAGATGTTGAAACAACTATATCAAACAAAGGTAATCCCTTTGATGAAACGAATAAACTCTGCTACATTGGACTTACTGATGGCATTGATCATAATCTTTATCCTATTGAGTTCGATAGCGAACCTTATGGTAACTTACTATCTGCTACACAAGATCTTATTGATGGATGTGATACTCTTATAGGTTTTAATATTAAGTTTGACTTACATTGGATACGAAGATATGGAATTTCTTTTAGCTCTAAGCGTATTTGGGATTGTCAGTTGGTACATTTCATACTCTCTGGACAGACAGCAACGTTCCCAAGCCTCAATGATGTCGCTTCGCATTATGGTCTGGGGACTAAGCTTGATGTGGTTAGTACTGAGTACTGGAAAAATGGTATTGACACTACTGAAGTACCTAGGGATATACTAGAGGAGTACTTACAGGGTGACTTAGACCTGACTCTTCAAGTGTATGAGAAACAGTTAGCTGAAGTACAAGCTAGTAGCCCACAACTACAACGATTAATTAGTTTACATAACCAAGACCTATTGGTATTAGAGGAGATGGAATATAATGGACTTATATTTAATGAACCTAAGTGTACAGAATTGGCTGAAGAACTTAAAGAACAGATTAGGGGGTTGGATGAATCACTTTACAGTTACCATCAAACTGATGGCTTCAATAGTAATTCTACTGAGCATCTCTCTGCTTTACTATATGGTGGAACTATTACTCTTAAACGTAGAGAAGTTATTGGAACCTTTAAAACGGGTACTAGAGTGGGCCAAGTCAAAGAGAAATGGATAGAGTACCCTGTGGTATTCCCTAAATTAATTAACCCACTACGTGGCTCTGAGTTAGTTAAGGATGGGTTCTTTAGTACAGATGAAGCAACACTTAAGTCTTTAAAAGGTAGTAGACATGCAAAGGAACTAGTTGAGTTACTATTGTGTAGGGCAACACTAGAGAAGAGAGTGTCTACTTATTATGAAGGGTTAGTTAAATTACGAAAGGAGATGCAATGGAGTGAAGGAACTTTACACGGACAGCTTAATCAGTGTGTTGCTAGAACAGGAAGACTCAGTTCTAGTCGCCCAAACCTTCAAAACTTTGATGGTGAAATTAAAGAACTATTCAGGAGTAGACATGGAAGCTAATGAGTTTGATGAAAACAATGCAGAACAAATCTTTAAAGAGTTAGAGTTAGAAAAGCAACAAAAGGAGTGCAACAATGAGCTTGATTCAAGCGGAAACTAGTTGACAAGACTGGAATTATATGTTATAATATATACATATACTATAAAAAGGATATTTACATGGCATATGATCCCATTAAACGTAAAGAAGACTATCTTAAAAATAAAGAAAGAGATCTCGCTACTAATAAAAAGTGGAGAGAAGTTAATAAAGAACATAAACAAAAAATTGGACGAGAGTATTACTATAAAACAAAAGAAGAAAATAATATTAAATACTTATTAAAGTATGCTAAAGCAAGAGCTACTAAAAAAGGTTTAGAATATTCTTTAATTGAGAGTGATATACTTATCCCAGAGATATGTCCTATTATGAAAGTACCTATGGTATCTAAACGATATAGACCTTCAATAGATAGGATAGATCCTACTAAAGGTTATACTAAAGAAAACATTCGTATTATAAGTTCACTAGCAAATAGTATGAAATGGGATTCTAGTAAGGAAGAACTCATTCAATTTTGTAATTCAGTCCTTGAAGGAGGGTATTACTAATGTTAATTCAAGCAGATGCAAAGCATTAGAATGGGTATGTGCTGCATTCTTGAGCCAAGATGAAACAGCTATAAAGGAGATATGGAATAATGTCGATCAACACACAGACAACCAAGAGCGGTTTGGTCTACCAAGTAGACTCATTGCTAAAACGTTCGTATTTAGACTTATCTATGGCGGATCTGCATACTCTTATGCTAATGATCCAAATTTTAAAGACATTGGCGGAGAATCGTTCTGGGAAAACGTCATACGAGAGTTCTACAATAAATACGATGGGCTTGGAAAGTGGCATACAAGCATTGTTGACACGGCTAAGAGGGACAGAAGGTTGGTCATGCCTACAGGAAGAGTCTATAACTACGAACCAGAGGTCTCCTACGGGAAGGTCAAGTGGCCTCGGACTAAGATCCTCAACTATCCAGTCCAAGGGCTTGGGGCAGACCTCATGTCAATCGCAAGAGTCTCCTTGTCAAACAGACTTAAGGGAGTGGCAGGTGTAAAACTAATTAATACTGTACATGATTCGATTATACTTGACGTAGATGACAATATATGCGATAATATTAGTATAGTAAATTTAGTTGATAAATGTTTTACAGATGTACCAATGAACTTTGAGAAGTTATTCGGAGTTAAATTTAATCTTCCAATGCGGGTTGAATGTCAAGTTGGACCTGATTGGAAAAACATGGAGGTAGTGAATGCAAGTTAATATTATAGATGTAGGTGCACCAAACACTCATGCTGCAAAGAATGGGCGTACGTATCAAAGTATTGAGGTAACATACAAAGGTGATAACGGACAGACAGCCACTA